TTCTTGGACGGTTTAGGTTTCGAGTGGGTCAGCTTCGTGTGATGCTTGGATCCAGCACTCATTTCTTTTTTGCGGTCTTGGCGGATTGTCTGAAGTCTTTTGCCGTTGGTGCATTTTTGCTGCCGGGCTTGTTCATCTTCTCGCCTGACCCGGCTTTGATGCGCTTCTGCTTTGCATTAATGTTAGAATACAGTCCTTGTTTCATGGTATTGTTATTGTTGCATGTTTTGCGTCGGCATGCCGCCCATGTCGGACGGTGCCGTGCCTATTTTTCCGATTTGCGCGTTCTGCGCTTGAGTCAATTGGAACTGGTACTGGTCGGCGTACTTTTGCAGGCGTTGACCAAATGCTTCGTCCGATGACGCACGGTTGGCAACGTCCGGTTGCTGCACGTATGCTTGCAGCATCTGCATGGCGATCTGTGCACCATTCGGGCGAGCAGGCATCTCGATGCCTGCATAGATTTTCGCGATGTCGTCGGTGACGTCTTTCATAACTTTTTGTTGTGCTTCCTCGGCGGGTTGCAGCACGTAGTCGGCAAACATCGGGTTTATGGCTTGTGCCGAGAATTCTAGCAGTTTGTCAGTATCCAATCGACCGTTGCGATCGAACTGCAACAAGCTGACCATATTTTTGAGTTGTGCCTCGGCGACCTCGGGATCGTTGCTTGTGGTATCAAATGATACCACAATCGAGAAATTCTCGTCGGGAGACCCCTTGGACATGATCTGTCCATTGGGGTTTCCGGTCACCTGAAAGAACACCTCGTCGGGTCCGAGACGTTGGAATAGTTTCCACGCCATCGTCAGCACCTCGCGAACGTGGTCGAGGTACTTGTTGATGTAAAACTGCTGCTTCATGGTCGCGAGCGGATTGTCGAGGTCTAGACCCACGGCACGGTCGGCTTGCACCTTCATCGCCATTTCGATCTCCATCGACCCAGTATCCATCGGGGGGATCGGACCAAATGCAATCTCTCCGAGTCGGCGATACGGCACCCGGCGTCCCGGTCCCCAGTCGCTGGGTGGTCGTCCAGCGGGGTGCATGATCGGCGGCAGGGTTGCAAGCGATGCCCGGTCGATGCGACTGTCCCGCTCGGTCTTGATCTGCATCTGAGACCCACGAAGTATCTCGGGAAAACTATCGACCTCGTACATCCGTTTCTGGTCGTGCGCGAGCCGGGTCACGACGAATGGATAGTCGTCCATGCCATTCATCAATTCATGCTTTGCGTACCCGTCTGTGGTTGGGTGAAAAACGGTGCAATAGATGCCCTCTGAGCCGTCTTCCTCGTCGATCAAGCGTTGGTATGCATAAACCACCATGACGAGTTCATTCTCATCCAAAACAGGCAATATCGACGACCGTTTGATTTTCTGACCGTCGTAGTACATCGAGTCGTTTCCTCGAAGATTCTCGATTGCATTATCTACCCAGTCCTCGTCCCATCCCTCGTTTGCCACTTTTTTCTCGAGTTCTTGTGCCGTCAAAAAGCACCTCCAAAATACCCACGGTGAGCGTTGTGGATCCGAGACGTATGACGGGAAAATGACTTCACCGTCGGGCGCACATGCGTAGGCGATTGGGCAATCGACCGACTGCCGGGGTGCCGGGATCTGAGTCTCTCCGGTCGTCCGCAATTCCTTGACGCACTTTTTCGCACGCTTGTCAGATAGCTTCGGGAATGCCTGTTGCAGAACATTGATGACAATGTCTTCGTTGTCCTCGTCGAGGATGATCTCGATCAGGTCCGGTGCCGACTGGGCGATCTCGTCGAGCGTCATCGGTTGGAGGTAGGTGCGTGACTCGCGTTTCCACCCGACGTAGGTTATCATTAGTCCTTTTTCTAGCAGGTAGTTTGCACCCTGCTCCATCTGGTTCTTGAAATCGGGGATGTACGACGACTTCATCCACTTAAGGAACGACGAGACCACCCCGGCGCGAGCCATCGATGCCATCGACGTCGGGAATGCCTTGATGTGAGACCTTTGCAGCGCCTGATCAAAGATCGAGATGTACGTGTTAATGCGCTCGCCGACTACGTTGACCTCTTGGTCGGACGCACCCTGCCACGGGAATGCCGTCGATCCCGATTTTCGCAGGTCTTGAGTCTTGCCGTCCCATATGTTTCGACGCTCGTTGAACGACCGGAGGCACGTATCGAAGTATTTGTCGAGGTCTGCCAGTGTCGTGTTGTATGCATTGCTCAACGACCCGATATCGGGTTCCTCGGATGCGTAAATCAGTTCCTCTCCCTCAGACAATTCATCCTGCATGCTACTCATTGGTTCAGTAATTTGTATCGGTTCTCGGCGACGTCTTCTGATCTAACAACGGTGATCGTGCGACCAACAGATTTCTCACGATACCTCGGATGAAAAACTTCGATCAATGCACCGTTGAGGTCTGCATACACATAATTCTTGTTCCTTGCAAGTCGCAGCACTCGCACAACGAATGTCTCTGGCTCAGTGGTAACATCCTTGTTAAGAACACTATTGATGATTTCTTCTGCCTTTTGTTTTTGTTTAATAGCCACCTGTTCCATATGTTGTTACGTTAATTTCAGAACCATCGACGTGATCGATACCAGCAATAGCACAGTATCTCAGCGTGTCGATGGGATCTTTCCACGCTTCTTTTAACCCGCCGTCACCAGTATACTCGCTGAGTGCATGGATCGTGTTCTCGCATTCGTTCGATATGTAAAAATGCGGTCGGTTGACTCCATCGATGGGTTTCGATGTTTCCCAAGACATTTTCGAGATTAACGCCTGCAATCCATCCTCAATCTCCAGACCCGGCGCTGGGATGAAAACCATGCCATGCTCAGCGAGGTCTTCGATGATCGACGACGACCCGTCGGACGATTGGTATTTCGCAGCACCGAGGCGGGGGTCGATCAGGCGCTCGAATATTTCCTCGTCGCCTTCTAGATCTTTGATGATGTCGATGTAGTCGCGGATTCCGTACCCTTTGCCTTTCGCACCGTCGCCCGGCATCCATTTGCCATGTTTCCATTCTGCCCAGTCGCCCACATCAACGCCGGGGTACTCACGGTAGACCCAAAATGTTCCGGACGCATCGACTGCTATCCAGACCATCCACCAAGATTTGCTGCCTGCTGGATCCAGACACATATAACGGGTAATGTTATTGTTAGGAATTTTGTCGGGATCGATGACGTTGATTTCTTTGTTGAATCGCGGAAACTTTGTTGCATGAGATTTGACGGGCACCCCGTAGGCGCGGATCAGAATCTCTTCTCGTCCTCGTCCCATCAAGGTCTCCTTGATTCGTTCGTACCCACCGAACGGGTTGTCTTTACTGTGGAAATAGTGCACCGAAGCGTTTCGCTTTTTTGAGCGTTGGACGTATGGCACCAACTCTCCATTGAGTAGTTCCGCCTCTTTGCTTTCGATGGTAGTCGCACCGTCAAGGTATTCTTTGATGACCTCGGTGTAGCCATCGATTGGAGTGAATGTTAGAATTAGCTTGGCATCACGGGTAGCAATACGAAACCTCAGCGTATTGATCAACTCCGGTCCTAGTAGGTACTCGTCAAGCCAGACGCCGATATTGTGCCACTTGGGATCTCTGCTGCCAAGCTCGGCACCCTCCAAGATGGTTGGGTTGTTCTGGTACTGTGAGTAGGTTTTGAAGATGATCTGAGACCCGTTAGGAAGGATCAACGACGAGTCGGTGAATCCGTTCTTTTTTGTATAGGAGATGTAGGTGCCACTGGTTGTCTGTTTCATCCGCATCTCTGCTGGCAACCAGTCCCAGACGGCACTCTGTTGCTGCCGGATGCTGACCTCGGCAGTCTGGGCAAAGCAGAAGATCTCGGAGCCGGGGTTGAGCAGTGCCGCCCGAACGATGGTGTACGCGCCCCACTGCGTTTTGCCACTGCGATTACCGCCAAGTGCCACAACCTCAGAGACTTGTGACAATTGCTCCTCGGCTTTTTCGCAGTGCGGCAGGCGGAATCCGAACCTGTACGGGTCACGCTCGGCATTTTCAATCGCCTCGTGGAAAACCAAATGAATGTTAACCAGTTCGTCTGGTTCCATCTCGACAATTTCCTCGTCAGTCGGAGGTTCGAGGATCGGATGTTTTTTCCAGATCATGCTGGGACGATTTCGACGTCGATTGCGGTGCCTCGGATTTTCTCGGCGATGCGTGCTTTTGCATCAAAGATCACCTTAGCTGCGTCCGAGATGGATGCACCTTTGCGATGCTCGATCACGACGCCTGCCATGCCCGAGAGTTGTGCCGCTTTGTCGGTCATAATGCCAACGGTCAGTGCCAGTTTGTCCGGCGATATCGTGACCAGTTGCTCGGGGTTCTCGGCAAGTTGGTCTGCCTTGTCAAATAGCAGGTCTGTGAATGTCTGGGCGGCTATAGCGTACTTCTGCGAGAATTCCTTTCGTTTCGTTTCGAGCGTGTCGGCATTCCGCCAGCACAGTCCGTTGATGGCGGTATAGCTGAGTCCTGTGCGCTTTGAGACTTGTTTGTTGCTGACTCCCTGCGCCTTCATCCAGAGGGCTATTGCTGCCGTTCTGGGCGCCATTGCTTCGATGCATTTGTACCCGGTGGCACTATCCTCGGACCGACGACGCACCTCGTCGAACCACTCTGGTGGTGGTTCAAGTTCAGGTTTCTGTTCGAGTTTACGAGGCACGGTTAATTAGGATTTTTAATTGATTTGATGATGTCGCTTTTTTCTTTGTCAGATAATTTTCTGCCAAGTCTGCGCTCACCTTCTTCAATCATTAATGCAATGATCTCATCCGAGTCATCCATGTCATCCGTAAAATCTCCGGGGAATGCGTTCATTTTTTTGTAAGACTAAAAACTCCGTTTTTCAATGTTAACCTAGTGATCTGGTCTCCTCCAGAAGTTCCTTCAACAAATGCTTCTGTAGAATTAACGAAATTTAAGAATTTGTCAATTGTTAGGTCTCCGATCTTATTGTTCTCTGTATTCTTCTTAATAAAGTTCTTGGTTATGTCCAGAGACGAATGTCCGACTGCTTCATTTTTAATTGCGTTCCATGACAACCAATGAAGTCCGCCGGGGTCTGCGTGATTGCCAAGAAGAGTTTTAAGTGCTGGCGAAGCATTAATTGCTGATTGAGAAACTCGATCCATTGCAGAATACAATGCCAAGCTAAACAAAGGAGATTTATTCTCGATTGTTCCGTAGTTTTTATAGATGCCAATTTTATCTACAGGAACATCCTTGTTTTTGCCTTCGTATTTAAAATACTCTCTAGCATTTTTTGCACCAGTAATTTTCATGGCATCATCCAGATACATATCGACGAATCTCCATCTGTCTAACACGTTTCCTTTAATTCCAAATGTCAAACCAATGAAACTCTGAACTTTATTTTTGATTCCGGTTGCACCGTGCCCGAGCGTGTTGAATGCGTATCGCATTTTTACAGGGTCATCGTATTTGTAGACGTCAGAAACTTCTCCCCATTTCCCGTTGTGCTTACTGAGCATCAAATAGAAGCTATTGGCATTTGCTGTCGCGTTATTTCCCAACTTGCCGTAATCACCAACAGTTTTGCTTCTGGCATTTTGAACGACATTTTTCCATTGATCAGGAGACTGACTGTATGTGCCATTGATCGATTCTCCAATTTGAGTCATCACCTCTTTGTTGGTGATCATCCGCATCCATAGTGCTTCCTGCTGTAAAGGCGGAAGTTGTTTTGAAAGTGTTCCCCACAAGTGGTGAATTGCCGTGATTAATTCTGGAGGTCTTCCACCGATCAACTGACGCATTTCAACCACTGAATCAAGTCCGGACATCGCAGAGTCACGAATGCCTGCGACGGTCTTGTCTCCATGATATCCACCACTCAAAAGAGCAGCAAATGCGTCGGGATCTTTCAACATCATCTTGAGCGATGATGGCGGAATTAGCACGTCTCCGGTAACCCCCGCTTTCTTCATTGTTTCAGCGTACCCTTTGGGGTTCACAAATTTCTCTGGATTCGTTTCAATTTCTTTTATGGCAGATTCAATTTTAACCAATGCATCTTCGGTGTTGCGAATCGCATTTTGCTGGTCTCTTAATTCTTTTGGAGTTGTTAGTTTCGTGCTTTTTGCCAAAAACGCATTTTGAATCAAGTCTTGATTTTGTACTGCAAATTGTTTTGTCTTGATTACTTTTATGTTAGGAAGTGGAGTCAGATAGTTTCCTCTGGAAACTCTAACTGGTCCTTCCATTATTTTCCATTTTTCATCTTTGCCTTCTCTGGCAACAAATTTCGGCATGCTTTCGGTATCATCTGGAAGATCAAATTTTTTGATTTCAACATTTTTCCTTAGTTCTCCGAGGGATCCAAGAGGTGCTTGAATTCCTTTGTCCTCTGGATCAACAACCTCGGGCATGTATTGCTTTCTGTTCGCTATGGTGCCAATATTGGTATTGTCTTTTCTGAACGCAACTGCAACTGGTTTCCCATTCGCTTCATCAATCCATATGTTAATCGTCTCGAGTGCTGCCGAATTAGGTGGACCATATCTGCTGGTAAGCAGTTTTGATTTGTCAATTGATACCACTGGAACGTCTGGAGTGAGCAATCCATTTTCCACTCGATCATCGAATTGCTTCTGTTCTTTTGAAGTCATTTCTTCTGGTTGAAAGACATAGTTTGTCTTTTCATCCATACTCATGGC